TTGGGCTCTTCCTATCCATGGATAATAGTTACCTGAACCACTACTTAGAGGTCCTGAAACATGTGTAAAGCTTAACTCTTCTTTACCATTTAAATATATTTTTACAACACCACTAGTATTTTTATACATAGCAATATGATACCATTGATTTGTATACATAGTCGTGCTACCAGTTTGAATATTAACAGCACCTGTCCAATAATAAAAATGTAAATTGCCTGAAGTATTTACACCTATACCCCAATAATAATTATTGCTTGTTCCTTCAGCATTAGAAAAAACAACTGGTGAGTTATTAGGTGAACCTTGTCTAAAAGCTCTACTATATAACCAAAATTCTAGTGTATAATTATCAGTTGAAGTATGCCATTCGTATATGTCTGAACTTTGAGGTAACTGTAAGTAAGATGATGAACGAGCGTTTGTGATAATTGCTGAGTTACCATGTTTACTTGCATCATATGCACCCTTATCATAAGGTGTATATCCTAACGATTTACCAGTACCAGAAGTATTCGTAGTAACAGCGTGACTATTAGGGCCATAATCTTTTAGCATGTTACCTGTACAAACTAGAGCCATAGTATTTGAGTCACTTTCAAAAGGTGCAGTAGGTAAATCAAAACCATATTCAGTAGTATATCTTGCAGTATTCGATATTCTAACATCATATAGAAAACACTCTGCCGCTTCACTAGTGTACAAACCTAGTCGAGGTGCATTATTAGAAGCGCCAGCAGTTCCTGTTACTGTAGCTTTTGCTATATATCTTCCGTTTACATAATGACGTACAACATTACTACCATCTCTAGTATATGCTATATGATTCCAACGATTCCACATTATAGGATTTGCGTATCCTGTTCCTTGACTACTACCTACAGAACCAAACATAGTAGAACTAGATGTAGCATATCCATCGTTGTTTATTTCTATGTATGCACCACCAATTTGAAACACATCATGCCAACCTGATGTTCCTGATGAACTTTGTTGCTCATCTCCCCAAAACCAAAACTCTACACTCCATTGTCCTGAGAAATAAAAATCTGAAGAGGCGGCTATATCAATATATCTACCTCCGTTTATGTGTTGTGCATATCCGTTAGGACGATAAGGACTAAATGATGATGTTCTTGCAAAACCTGTAGGTGTAATAGTATGATTACTATCAGATTGATCACTGAAAGAATAATTATGTCCACCCTCTGAATTAGCTTTTAGTAATCCTATGGTGTGTTTCGAATGCTTTACAGAGTATGCAGTACTGAATGTAATTGTTCCTACGCCCGTATTCACACCATCTGTTACAGTTGCAGTAATTGTTGCATCTGACAAGTCAGTAGAACCATCGAATACAACTCGTATATTATTGTTTGAAGTTGTATGAGTAATCGTAGCTACGTTTGTATCTGCTATACCAGAGTTAGCTACAGAAACAGTGACAGGTGTACTCTCTGGCTCTACTGTCGTATAACTTACATCTAAAGTTAGATTACTTCCATCTATCGTTGCTGTGGTTTTGTTTAGAGTTATTGATGGACTGGTATTTACTGTAGTTATTTTATACCAACCACCTCCTGATTTCATAAACATTTCACTAGATGCAGTAGTAAAGTATAAAGCTCCGTTAGTGATATCTGTTGGAGGTAATGGTAGTGCCGCCTTATTAGCAACAATTGTAACTGCTTGTTGACTTGTGATACCTAGCCCTGGACGAACAGTTGTTGTTGAGCCACCAGATTTGATTAGTAAATCACCACTGTCAGCACCTAACTCAACTTTTCCAGAACTCAAACCAACGACTACACCATTAGCGAATGTTTTGTTTCTGTAAACCATTTTAGATCATCTTTAAAGCTGATTCCGTAGTTTCTGTAACTCTTCTTGTCCAACCTCTACCGAATGTTTCGAAAGTCTTTAGTCTCTCATAATAACCTTGTCTGGCTTCTTGAAAATCTTTGATAGCTTTTTCTGTACCATGTTTCTTCACATACTCATTTACTTTTTTGATAGTATTAGGACCAATCTTTCCATCGGCTGTTGCACCTACTGTTTGTTGTAAATATTTTCCTGCACGATATGTCCCGGCATTCACACCGAAATCAAAAACGCATAAATCCAAGCCAGCTGGTAAATCATCACATTTACATCGTCCCCAATAATTTTTTTCATATATTGGTGCAACATCAGCAACTTTTAAATCTTTCATTTTTTTCTTACCACCCCACTCTTCATACACTCTTTTAGTAACTCCGAGGTTTGTTTCTCCACCAGGATCTTTTGGGTGATTTACATATCCACCTTCATGATGTAAGATTATTTTTAAACACGCATCATAATTTGATTTAGCCATACTATTATCCTTCGCTTTATCTTTATTCTTAAATAGTCCAAACATTGTATCTCTCCTAAAAAAATAAGGGCAGAATTTAAGTTCTACCCTTATTTATAATTGTTAAAAAGACTATTAAGTGTTATTTGATTTTAATAACTTTAGGCTTCTTATGTTCTGGTACAATTCTCTCTAATTGAATCTCTAACAATCCATTTTTGAGTTCTGCACCTTTTACTTCGATATCGTCAGCAATGGTAAATTTACGTGTAAATTTTTTCTGCGAGATACCTCTATGAAGTACTTCAGCATTTTCGACTTTATCATCGAATACTGATTTAACTGTAATCGTGCCGTCTTCGACAACGACTTCGATATCCTCTTTTGAGAATCCTGCTAACGCCATCTCAATTGTAAATTCATACTCGTCATGCTTTACAATATTATATGGAGGAAAACCTGTTGAGGTGTGCATATTATGGGCGTGATCCCATAATCTATCAAACACTCTATCGAAACCTACAGCGTAAGGTGTGAATTTATTAATGTCAAATGTGGTAAGGTTATTCATTGCTATTCTCCTTTATTAAGCTAGAATATTAAAATTAAGAAGTACCCTCTTTTAGGCATACTTCAACTGTATTTATAATAACAAAAATTTACACTTTTGTCAAGTCACTTTCCAGTGACAGCACTATCATCATCAAATAAATTTAATTGTGCTAATTGATCTCTATCGATATTAGGCGATGAGTTCTCTTCTATCTTCTTTATCTTCGCTAACATCTCTTTGTGATAAACTGTGTCATAAAGGTTGGGTGGTTTATAGTTAGGGCCTTTCAATACTTTACCATCTTCTCTATAGATTGGTTTACCATCTTCACCTAACTTTGACATATTACTTCTATGAACTTCATCAAAGCAATAATCTAATTCTATACCCATGGCCGCTCCCATACCATAAACTACATACAGTAAATCAGTAAGAGCATCAGCAATCTCTATCATGTTCTTTCTTTCTACACCAAGATAGAGTTCTCTTAGTTCTTCTTCAATAAGTTCTAATCTTAGCTGTAGAGTTTTTTCATCTAACATAGTAGGGTTATCTTTTACCTCTTGTCCAAATGCTCTCATAAAATTTTCAACTTTATCAAAGTTAGTAACGTATCTCATAGATCCTCCCATTATCTTTTCTTTCCTATGTTATATTTTGCAGATAAAGTCCACCCATCTTTTTCCTTGTGAGGTAACACTTTTATCTGAGATAGCGGTGCTACTGGATCTTTTGACTTATCTTCATTAACTAGTTTCACTAAGCCCCATTCTGCTAAAAGATTAGCTATTGTATTTCTTCTTGATATATCATCTTCAGTAAAGTTAGCAGGCTTTCCATCTAAAGAAAAAAGTTCTTTAAAATGACAAATGTAATATCTACCTTGCTTATGAAGAATATGGCAACTTTGAAATAATGTTTTATCTTTTCTGCTGGCAACACCAATGCGTGTTAGTGTTTCTCTTATCTTTAAGAAATCTTCATCTTCTTTCAATGTGACTTCTACTAAACTTTCTAACTCAATCATACTCCACCTTTTTCTAATTTACCCTTGATAAATTTAATCTGCTCTGGAGTGAGAATTGACAGAACTTGTAATGCCTTTGTGTTACTATATCCATAATACTCTTTCACAAGAGACAAGTCTCTATCATTTTCTTTCTTCACCCATTTAGAAAATCTTTTCTTAGGCCTAACGATATTTAGTAAATATTCGAATTGAAGAAGGTTGTCGAGATAATGTCTCTTGTTCATTTCATTCGCATAACCAATCGTATCATTGAAATAAGATAACGCACGATTAGTTAAGAAAGAACTATACTCTTTCTCTGCAATAGTATCATTGTTACTACCACGCATCAGATTCTTTTTAGATGTATTGATTGCGTTTATATAGTCAAACGGATTTGTTTTTACTGCCATTCTGTTTCCACCATTAACTCTGTAAGAAAAGCCATGAAGTTAACTTCTTGATCGGCAACAAAGGCAGACTTATATTGATAGTCAGCAAGTGTAACAACAACTTGTGGTATGCTTGTAGGTTTCGCATACTGACTAATGCTATCATATATCTTACGAAACATAGGTGCAACATCACCATCTATATTTTTACCAACCCATCTACGAATTGTAGTAAACTCTTTATCTTTCAAAAGTTGCATTAATTCTTTAATACTTGTTTCAGATAGGTTAGCAAGTATACCACTATCTATATGGCCAGTTGCAGAATATCTTTGTAATTCATTTAGTATTCTACGATTGTCAGGAAAATGCTTTGCAAGAACTTCTTGAATTACTTTTTCTTCAAAGCTTATATTTTCTTGTTTGAGAATGTTTAAAATTCTAGCATACAATTCCTTAGCCATAGCAGGTTTATCTTTGTTTGCTATTTTAAATTCGACAACTGAACATCGACTATGAAGTGGTTGTATAATCTTATTGACAAAGTTACATGTCATTATAAACCCACAGTTCTTACTGTATTCTTCCATAAAGTTTCTGAGTGCAGGCTGAACAGTTTCAGCATTACAATAATCTGCTTCATCAAGAATTACATACTTACGCCCACCTGCTAAAGATACAGATGATGCAAAGTTTTTAATTTTAGTTCTGAGAGTATCAATCAATCTGCCTTCATCTGAACCATTGATAACAATATAGTCAGCACCTAACTCTTCTAACATCGCTCTCGCAACAGTAGTTTTACCTACACCTTGAGTACCAGTTAGAAGAAGATTAGGTACATTCTCTTTATCAACAAATGTCTGAAAAAGAGTCTTCAGTTCAGGAGCTAAAATTGTATCGCTTATTTTATTGGGCCGATACTTCTCTACCCACAAAAAGTCTTCTCGCATAAATCACCATAATATAAAGTTTCAATATTAAGAAAAGGTAGAGTTTGTCTCTGTCGCTATCCAATATTGAATGTTTTTTGCAGTTGATTTGAAATGTGCAATACCAGATTTTGATATCTCTACATTGTAATCACTTGCACTCAATTTTTGTAAGTTCTCAGTTTTGAATACCATAGAGAAGGCATTATTTGTTTCACCAAGAACTACACTATGTTCATTAGATGTTGGGTTTTT